GGGGAGCAATCCAACAGGCTACTCCCCAAGATAGCGCGAGACGCCACCGCGGAAGAAAGTGTTCTCCGACCCGGAGAGCTGGGCGACAGAGAAGCCAACTACAGCAAACTGAAGCTGGCCTTTCCGCCGGTTACACTACACCCGCCCGTGGCGCCAAAGCCGCCCGTCACACTACATCCCCCTAGTAATCAGGGGGCACCGAATCCGCCCAACGTGGCTCCCACCACAGTTGGCGGTTCTGCACCTAGCCCTGTTCCTCAGGTTCCTGCGGCCCCGCAAAGGCCACCTGTTACGCAGTCAGGACCTGTGGACCGGGCTAAGTTTGCAGCCCTTTTTCCAGAAGATCGTGAATTAATGGGTATTGGAAGTTTGATGGGAGGTACCCCGTAATGCCCATCTTTGATTCATACTCGGGACGGACCAGTCTACTTACAGCGGAAGAGTCCGACAGACTTAATAACCCCGGCAAGTACGATTACGACCAAGAAAAGTACGACCTCCTTGTCTCGATCCTCTTGCCAAAAATTGCCTCTCGACGGGCCGCGGACCAACGATCACGAGAAGCTGTTTCCTCTTCTTACGCTAATTTCGGTCCTAACGTGCCGGGAGGCGCGGGCATGGGAACGCAGCCACTCTTTAGTCTATCGGGAATGTCTGGCCACACTAGTGGTGGATTATCCGACCGGTCCGATTCCATTCAATACGCAGAGGGAGGCGCCGTTTCACCGGGAGGCATAGAGACATTGCCCGAAAGTGATGAAGGCCCTTCTGCCATGGACCCCATACTGGAACACCACTACAGCAACGTAGCGGAAGGAAAGTCCGTGAACAACGAAGACGGGTCTGTTTCCACGGTTTATACTGTACAAGTTGACATAGATGGCGTACCCACGCTCATCCCAACCGTTTGGGACGGACAGATCCTTTCCGAAGACGACGCTTTGTTGCGTTCTATAGAATCTGGAAAAAAGTGGCCAACGGCGGAGACGCACGAAGACTTGCGTCAGTACGACATTGAGCTACATAAAGAGATTGAAAACCCCGCAGGCAGGTTTATCCCAGAAGTGCTTGAGGGGGATCCGCAGTTAAGCAATTCCCTTTCGTCAGATTTCAGGCAGTCTCGCTCCCCTAGGTGGGGAGCTGGAAACATGGGTTTTGATGGAAGAAACATCACAGGCAGCGGCAGTGTTAGCTTCCCGGTCAACGGTAATCCCTTGACACTGGGCGCAAGTGGCTACGCCGGTGCTGACGGGGCGGGGATCACGGATCTTGGCGCTTCTTATCAGATGCCTAAAAAAAACATTAGTCTCCAAGGCAGCTATCGACCTGAAGACAAGTCATGGCAAGCTAATTTTGTGAAACGATTTAACAGGGGTGGCACGGTGGAACCAGTACAATATATGCAATCAGGTGGAATGGCGTCTCCGTATGGGAAGTCCATGCGAATGGCCTCACCACAAAGCCAGATGTCGCAACAATTCCAGATTTCGGACCACGGGATGGGGGCGAGCTTACCCGCCCCGGAGCCGCAAATAGCTAACCTCCCGCTTGGTCCCAGCGGACAGATGGGTGGACAACAACAAGGTGTGGGTGGATTATTCCAGCGCCTACCACAAAACCAAATGGGCATGATGCAGGCCCAAATGGGTGGTGCCCCTCTCGAAGTTTACGGTAACTACCTGAATAACACGTACACGGCTCCAGCCGCAGAATCGTCTCAAACAAAAGTTACTGAGTTTATCGATCTAGTCGACCAAGCCGAACGAGCGCATTTTGGCGCGGAAGAAAGCTTTGGATACGGCGGCGGTGCTTACCAGATGGGTCTCTTAGACCAGTACAAACAGCCCATACCACCACCGATCGGCCAAGGGACTCAAATGTCTGCGGGCAATCTTGAGCGTTTTCGGGTTTACTAAGCTGTTACCGAAGCCACCCTTTAGTGTCTTCCCCCAGGACTTGACCCGCAATATCAATCTTATTGCGTAGGGCTTGCAGTATCTTCTCGTCGATCGTTCCCGGCGAGACTAAATCAATGTAAGTTACCTTATTAGTCTGACCAATCCGGTGTGCCCTGTCTTCTGACTGCAGCCGTATCTCCAAATCATAGCTGTTACTGTAATAGATGACCGTAGTCGCGGCCGTCAACGTGATCCCATACCCCCCTGTTCTAGGCTGACCAACAAAAAACCTTAACGGGTTTTCAGGGTCTTGGAAATCGTTAACAATCTCCTGCCTTTCATCTTGGGGTGTAGCCCCATAATAGGTTGCGACCGAATCGGGCCCGAAACGGTCGCGCAGGGTAGTTGCTATCTGTTGGATGTCGTGTGTATACGTCGCCCAAATGATGGCTTTCCCCTGTAACTCGTCTACCACGTCCAAAAGCTCTTTTAGCCTGTTGTTCTTTATAGGCTGTATTTCACCCTCGTCCGGCATTAAGTGCCCGCAGCAAATCTGTTGAAGGCGCATGATCTGAGTCAACACACTTGCCGTGGTTGCTAGTTCGCCACTCTCAAGTTTGGCCAACGCCAACTTTTTCATCTGTCCGTACAGTTTTTCCTGCTCTGGCGTCAGGGCCACGTCTCGTTGGACATACACCTTGGCGGGCAGGTCCAAGCAGTCTACTTTTAGCACCCGGTTACTGAACCGGTCTAACTTTTCAGATAGTTCGTCCAAACGACGGTAGCCCGTGATCTGCTGAAAACTGCGATGTCCCATGGTCCGTTGCTGGATGTTCGCGTACCGTGCTTGAAAGGCATAGTAGGAATTAAACCCGAGTGACTTCTCTGCCAGAAAACCGCATTGGCTAAACAAGTCCATTGGGCTTTTTGTGATGGGGGATCCTGTTAATATTCGGCGGTACTTAGACCGCTTCTGTAAGGACATTATGTTCTTGGTTCTAGCGGCCTTACGGTTTTTTATCGTCGTAGACTCGTCCACAATCACCATGTTGTCGGGGTTTTGATATAGGAAAGCAGTAGCCGCGTCAGTCCCCCTAGGGCTGGAAAAAGCTTCCACGTTCATGACAAAAATCTTTAAGGCAGGCTCCCGGTCAACAATGAAGTCCGTAAGTTCTTCCACAAATCGTTTAGTCTTAGACGGGATCCAGCGACATATTTTACGAGGGATGCGTTTGGGCAAGTGGATAGGTATCTCACCCCTAACCCAGTTGTCGTAAACACCTTTGGGCGCTATAATCAACGCCGCTTTTAGTTTTCCCGTTTCATACAATATAGCCATCGTATCGATCGCTACTTTAGTTTTACCTGTGCCCATTTCCATGAATAGCGCGTAGTATTCCGCGGACCATGAAGCTTCTAGTGCCACCCGTTGGTGGTCATAAGGGATGGTCTCGTAGTGATAGTCCTGCATGTTGTTCCTCTTTTTTTAAAAACCGCTTGACATGTGTAGGATATAGGATAATATCTACATTTGTCAAGGCCCAAAAGGTGCCTTTAACCACGAAGGAGAAGTAGTATGAGTAACGAACTAGCAAGATTGATGGAAGCCGACTTTGAAGAGAAGAAGGCCAACTCCGTTGAAACGATAGACCAACAAGGGCTTACTTCGGTAGCCGGGTTGGCCCGCCTAATACGGGATAAAGCAGTGGAGATAGAATCCCTTGAGGCAGATCTCAAGGACTCTAAACAAACCCTGCAGAAGCTCACGGACGAAGAAATGCCAGCAATGCTGGCTGAGATGGGTATCTCTTCTTTTGCCCTCGACGATGGTTCTACCATTGAGGTCAAACAGACGTACGGAGCCTCCATACTCGTTAAAAACCGTCCAACCGCTTTCGATTGGCTACGTGACCATCAGTACGACGACATTATTAAAAACACTGTCTTGTGCCAATTTGGGCGTGGTGAGGACGACCAAGCGAACGCCTTTTCTACGTTCGCGGAAGAGCAAGGTTTTATACCACAACAGAAAACCGAGATACACCCACAAACGCTACGTGCATTTGTGAAAGAACGGTGTGAGGCAGGTGAGGAATTCCCCATGGAGTTATTTGGGGCTTGGGTAGGTCAACGTGCAGTTATTAAGAGAGGAAAATAGAATGACATCATCAAAAGCAGTAGCAGAAAAGAAAAATAGTGCCGTGGCGATCTTTGATCCCGCTATGTTTGAGGCTGATGCAGGCCAAGGCATGGAGAACATGGGGCAAGAAGACTTAGCTCTTCCTTTTCTTAAAGTTCTTTCGGGTAATGACCCTATATTGGACGAAAACGAGTCGGCTCGAAAGGGTGACATATACAATACCGTGACGGGTATTGCTTACAAAGGTAAAGAAGGTATCCGAGTGGTTCCTTGCGCATACCAGCGTCGGTTTATCCAGTGGGCACCTCGCGGTGTAGGGAGCGGTGCTCCCACGGCAATTTACGAGCCGGGCGACGTGCGTCCCGAAACACAACGCTCTCCCGACGACAACAAAGACTATGTTGCGGACGGCAGTGGCGAGTATATCGAGGAAACACACCAACACTTTGTGCTGATAGTTGGCGAAGACGGTAGTGTCGAAACGGCTTTGATTGCGATGAAGTCTACGCAGCTCAAGAAGTCTCGTAAGTGGAACAGTATGATGGCGTCACGATCAATGCAAGGCGCTAACGGACCATTTACACCACCCCGCTTCTCGCATATTTACCACCTGAGAACGACCTCTGAGGAAAACTCTAAGGGCTCGTGGCACGGTTGGGAAATGTCGTGTGAAGGCCCTATCGCGGAGCCTAGTTTATACGTCCGCGCTAAAGCGTTTGCCGAAAGTATTACACTTGGTGACGTTGTTGTTAAACATACGGATGATGAAGACCCCACCGGTACTAAAATACCGTTTTAAGTTAGCGTCTAGGCGGGGCACGGTGCCCCGCCATTTTTTTTCCGCACGGGGGGCAGTCAATGTCATTAGATAAATTTATGGGCATCTTTGAAGGCCTGAAAGTAGCACACGGCTACTTCAAAATAGAGAAGACGGGAGCTAACGGTAAGGCTCAAGGTAAAGCAGGTGTTCTTCGAGAGCCTCAGACGCCCGCGCTGTGGGAAGACCACTTAACAGGTAAGGGCAGCGGTCTTGGTATCGTACCCATTAACGAAGAGAACAGTTGTAAATGGGGCTGTATTGACATAGACCAGTACCCCCTCGATCACAAACTATTGGTGGATAAAATCCGCCGTATGAAATTACCCCTTGTTGTATGCCGATCTAAGTCGGGAGGGGCTCACTGCTTCCTGTTCACCACCGCGTGGACAGAGGCACGGGACATGCAGAAAGCTCTCCAGTCCATGGCAGCCGCCTTAGGGTATGGTGAGAGCGAGATATTCCCAAAGCAAATAAAACTTAATTTAGACAGAGGGGACGTAGGCAACTTCCTGAACCTACCATACTACAACCACGAAGAAGGGCTGCGCTATGCCTTCTTGGATGATGGCACCTCCGCTACTCTGGACGAGTTTATTGAGCTCCACGCACAGTACGCCCAAACCCCCGAAGAAGTTGTTAAGATACAAGTCGTTGGGGTGGGTGAAACAAAACTGCTTCAAGACGGTCCTCCTTGCCTACAAATCCTCTGCAAGCAGGGTATTAGCGAAGGCGGTAGGAATAACGGTTTATTCAATATTGGTGTTTACCTGCGCAAAGCCTTCCCAGACAGTTGGGAGTCCGAAATACTTCGGTACAACATGGATTACATCTCGCCACCCCTTCCACTGGGTGAGGTAAACGTTGTTGCCAAGCAGGTAGAGCGCAAAGAGTACGCCTACAAGTGCTCTGACGCCCCCATCAACTCCCATTGCAACAAAGACCTTTGCCGAACACGTAAGTTCGGTATTGGTGCTGCAATCGCCGGGGCAACCATTGCTAACCTACGTAAGTATAACTCCACCCCGCCGGTGTGGTTTATGGACGTGAATGGCGAACCTTTGGAGATGGACACCGATGCTCTAATGAACCAGATGACCTTCCAGAAGGCCTGTATGGAGCAACTTAACTTCATGCCAAGGTCAGTGGCTAAACAACAGTGGGAAAGCCGTATAAGCACCCTCCTGAGCGAGATGAAGGAGAACGAAAGTGCCATTATAGAGGTAGCGGTTGACGCCAGTACAAGCGGACAGTTTTATGACTACCTTGAAGAGTTTTGCCGCCACCTACAGGTTGCGCAGGACAAAGAAGAAATACTGCTGCGTCGTCCTTGGACAGATGAAGAGCAGGGCCTTACCTACTTCCGCCTGAAAGACTTCGAGAACTTCCTGAAGAAGAACAAGTTCTTTGAATACAAGTCTCACCGCATTGCTCAACGCCTACGTGACATCAATGGTATAAGTGTTGTTCTAAAGATTAAAGGACGCGCTGTTCGCGTTTGGAAGATCCCTTCCTTCAACACGTCCGACATTGACATTGATACACCTAAGTTTGGTAACCAAAACGGAGCAGCTTTCTAATGGTCGACGAGAAAACTTTTGAAGAATGGGTTAAAAGCCGCAACACCGATATCGTCCAAATGATTGACGAGGGTCGTATGACCATGACCGCCGTCGCAAAATTTTATAATATATCCAAGCAACGCGTTAAACAGGTCTACGATAGGGAGAAGGAGAAAAATGTTTAGAATATTTGGACCCCCGGGAACAGGTAAGACCACCACGTTGTTAAACATGGTCGATGACGCCTTAGAAGCGGGTACACACCCGCACCGCATAGCCTTCCTAGCATTTACTCGCAAGGCGGCAAACGAAGCCAAAGAACGAGCGGCGGAACGTTTCAATCTCAACCCTAAAACAGACTTAATCTACTTCCGTACGCTGCATTCCCTCGCACTAACAATGACGGACATTAGACCCGAACAAGTCATGCAAGAGGCACACTTCAGAGAGTTGAGTCGCTCAATAGGTGTCACGCTCGGCGGATCAAGAGCGGGCAGCTTCGACGACGACATCCCCACCATGGTTGCCAGTAATGATCCAGTTCTAGGGCTGATTAGCCTCGCCCGATTGAGACAGGTACCGCTGCGAGAACAGTACAACCACAGTAACATCGAAAGTGACTGGAACACCGTCAATTATGTTGACAAGTGTCTCCGTGAATACAAAGACAGTATGGGTCTGTACGACTTCACGGACATGTTGGCGGAGTTCGTTAAAGGCTCCGCCCTATTCTGCCCCGAGTTCGACCTGTGCTTCCTAGACGAGGCTCAAGACTTAAGCCCACTACAATGGGAACTGGCTCACGCTATCGACGGTCACTCCAAGCGTATGTACTGCGCCGGAGACGACGACCAAGCTATCTATCGATGGGCGGGTGCCGATGTGGATCATTTTATTAACTTGCCCGGCGGATCTGAAACACTGTCTCAGTCCTACCGTATACCGAAATTGGTTCACAGCCTCGCAGAAAATGTCGTGCGCCGTATTACACGTCGCTTCCCCAAGAGCTACGAGCCAAAAAAAGAATTAGGTAACGTCACGCGGATTAATAGTATCTCGTCACTAGACATGTCCGAAGGGTCGTGGCTAATATTAGCGCAAGCGGGTTATCACCTGCAGCCTGTGGCGAGCGAGCTCAAGTCGAGCGGCTACCTGTTCAACTACCGCGGCCATCGGAGCATTAGCGAGAAGCTGTCCGACTCGGTAAACGGTTGGGAGCAGTTGCGCAAAGGCAAAGAGATCACCGGGGAAGTTGCTCGGAAGATCTACAGCCTTATGTCGACAGGAACACGTGTGCTGCGGGGCTATAAAAAGCTAACAGGCATCGATGATCACGACCTGATCACCATGGGTACCTTAGTTGAAAGCTACGGGTTGAAAGCAGATAAGACGATGATATGGTCAGAAGCCATGGACAAACTCCCTGAGACCGACCGAGCCTACCTCACGGCACTGTTACGCAGGGGCGAGAAGTTTAATGGCATACCCCGTATTACGGCGTCCACGATCCACGGCTCAAAGGGGGGCGAGGCGGACAACGTTGTACTGTTCACGGACCTGAGTCCCGCTGCCGATAACGAGATGAGAGTTAACCCCGATGATATGCACCGCGTGTTTTACGTAGGTTTAACGCGCACGAAACAAAACCTGTTTATTGTTGATGCTGAAGATGTGACGAGGAGTTACGAATTATGAGAGAGTTTAAGAAAACGACGTGGAAAGAGTGGGTAGAGGATGTTTCCCAAGAGATGAAAGAAGACCCTATGTTGGCGTCGTCAGGGAAAGAGCCGTCCCCGGGGCTAACCTTTGATTGGGACAACGACGAGAACGACTACGTGGCAACCGGCCACCTTAACAAGAAAATTCACTAAAGGAGACAGAACGATGAGTGACGACACTGGATTCAAGGGTATCAAATACCCTGTGATCACGGACGTAGATGATCCGATGGTTGACCAACCAAGCCACTATGCCGACAGCGACATAGAATGTATTGACGCCATGGTTGCTGCCTTCGGACAAGATAAGGTTAACATCTATGCTGAGATAGCCTCCTTTAAATACATCTGGCGTATGGACAAAAAAAGCACTAACTCCGCGCAAGATAAACGAAAAGCCGTGTGGTACTTACGGTACTCAATGGGCGACGACCCGAGGATTAAAAAATGAGTTTACAAATGGCGATGTTCGCTAGAAAGAATGAGTGGGTTCCACCTTTAGAGCTGCCCGATATTACCGGCGCATCTAAAATTGCGATCGACGTGGAAACACGCGACCCGAACCTTAAAAACAGTGGTCCCGGTTGGCCAACAGGCGACGGGGAAGTGGTGGGCTACGCGATCGCAGTTGACGGCTGGTCATGCTATATACCTATCCGCCACTTCGGCGGCGGTAATCTTGACGAGAAGATCGTCAACCGCTGGCTTAAGAAAGTGTTCGAGTGCCCTGCCGATAAGATCATGCACAACGCACAATATGACTTGGGCTGGATTAAACAAATGGGGTTCACGGTCAACGGACGTATTATCGACACCATGATCGTCGCCTCACTGCTCGA